GGTATCGTAGGACATAAAAAAATGGGGGAACCTTTCGGCTCCCCCTAAGATGTTAGCGTTTGATTGACAGTGTTTCCATTGCCGCGAGTATCGCCTTGCGTGTCGGCGTATAATCTTGACCAAGCTCGGCGCTGTTTTTCTCTACCCAATTCTTGACGTTGGTTATGAGTTGATCGCGCATCTCTATAGTTGTTAATGGCTTGGCTTCTTTTAGTGTGGCCTTGCCATTCTCAACCTTTTCAATCTTTGTCATGTTGCCTTTAGTCTCTTTATACAGCTCTGGGTCTTGACGTTTCATCAATTCGTTCTTTAGGTCTTTGACCTCGGCTCCAACCGCTGTGCTGCTATGGTCGCGCTTCTTAGCCTTTAAGATAGATAACATCAGCAACTTGATTTGCTCGTAGCCTTCCTTGGTGGCAGTTGACTTGCCAGACTCAAGGTTGGAAGGCTTAGGCGAAACTGCATCCGTCCAGCGCATGTGCTGCTTTGCTACGTCCATGTGCTCTGCGAACTTATCCTCTGCGCCGAAGCGGCCACTGTAAGCCTTCTTGATTGCGTTGATTGCGGTCTCGTTGATTGTAAGATTAGACATTGTATTACTCCATATTGTCTAGGCTTGATCGTGTGCCAAGCCCTTCTGACAATTACTTTATGCCACGTCATAACATGTTAGGCAATAGATAGAACCGCATCGCTTGGCATCATATGGCATTAGATCGCATTGGATACCGTTTAGGGATTTCCCTAAATCGAGCATGGCGCAACACCACCCCACCCCTACCCCCCGCGCTGTCATGTGGGACTCCGCGTTACGTGTAGTAATACTAATACACACGAATGAATTGCTATTTTTTGAAAACCCCCCACCCCATTTTGAAAACCCTTGTCAAAAAATTTTTTGTACCCTATTATTACGTTATCGGTTACCAACCTGCGATGTACTATGACAATGAATGCCATTCCTGAACTAGGGGTGCCCCTAGAAGACGAGGTTAAGAGCATACCTCTACCGGAACGCGCGGCTGCGTTGGGTAAAACCGTGGATAAGCTAGAAGAACATGGCGTAAACCTTGAGCCAGATGAGGCCGACAAGGAAGCTGCCGCCACTTTAGCCACTGCATATGCTAGCGCGCCAGATAAAACGTCCCAAAAAGTTACCAACAAGCGGGCCGCAGCGTTAACACCCGCCTCTATTCGGTTAACAAGCAACATCATAGACGAATTTAACCATTCTGTGGTCGAATCCTCCAAGCAACTACGTAATTTGGTGACTAATAAGCTCGTAATTGAGTCAGAAAACCCTGATCCTCGCGTGCGTATGCGTGCGCTTGAGCTTCTGGGTAAGATTTCAGACGTAGGGTTGTTTACAGAGAAGTCTGAAGTGACAATCACGCACCAAACCACGGATGACATTAAAGAAAAACTGCGTGGTAAGCTCGCAAAACTGGTAAATCCACCGCCAGAGGTAGAAGACGCCGTAATTATCCCCGTTGAAGACTTGAATACTGACGAAGAATTTGGGTTCGATGATGACTGAGGGGCTAGATTTCAACGAGGCCGATATTGAGGTCATGTTAGCGAACCTAGACGCGTTCAGCACCGAAGAAGTAGCCGAAATCGACCGTATGGTTGACGAGTTACACACAAGAAGTACCAATAAACGGGCTTTTGACGACCTGATTGAGTTCTGCAAACTGATGATGCCGGACTTTATCGTGGGTAAACATCATCGCATACTGGCTAACATGTTAATGGGCATTGAACGTGGGGACAAAGACCGCGTTTGTGTGAACATTCCGCCCCGCCACGGCAAATCACAGCTTGTTTCTATCTTTTATCCGGCGTGGTTCTTGGGGCGAAACCCAAATAAAAAAGTTATGATGGTGTCACACACTACTGATCTTGCTGTAGATTTTGGTCGTAAGGTTCGTAACCTCATTGCCACCGACGAGTACAGGTCGATATTTCCTACCGTGCAGCTTGCGTCTGATAGTAAGTCAGCAGGACGGTGGAACACGAACGTAGGGGGAGAATACTATGCGTGCGGTATTGGCTCTGCACTTGCAGGCCGTGGTGCTGACTTGTTACTTGTGGATGATCCACACTCAGAGCAAGATGTTATCAACGGCAACTTTGAGGTCTTTGAGAAGGCATATGAGTGGTTCACCTTCGGTGCTCGTACCCGTCTGATGCCGGGAGGCCGTGTAGCAATCATACAGACACGTTGGCATATGGATGACCTGACTGGTCGTGTTGTACGTGACATGACACAGAACGAACGCTCCGATCAGTATGAGGTGGTTGAGTTTCCAGCCATACTAGAAGTGCGTAACAAGAAGACGAAGAAGGAAGTACAGAAGCCTCTGTGGCCTGAGTTCTTTGATCTGGAAGCTCTGCTACGCACCAAGGCGTCGATGCCTACGTTCCAGTGGAACGCGCAGTACCAGCAGAAACCTACCGCAGAAGAAGCCGCTATCGTCAAACGTGAGTGGTGGCAGGAGTGGACGCACGAGCAACCTCCGTCCTGTGAGTATATTATCATGTCGCTTGACGCCGCAGCCGAGAGACATAACCGTGCAGACTATACAGCCCTTACCACATGGGGTGTATTCTTGAACGAAGAGACCAACGCGTACAATATTATATTGTTAAATAGTATCAAACAGCGTATGGAGTTTCCAGAGCTTAAACAACTTGCGATGGAAGAGTATCAAGACTGGGAACCAGACTCGTTCATTGTGGAGAAGAAAAGCTCTGGTGTAGCCTTGTATCAAGAAATGCGACGTATGGGCTTGCCAGTATCGGAGTATACCCCTCACAGGGGGTCGGGAGACAAAACGGCACGTCTCAACTCTGTAGCGGACATAATTGCGTCCGAAATTGTGTGGGTGCCGCAGACACGGTGGGCTGAAGAAGTTGTCGAAGAGATTGCAGGATTCCCATTTATGAGTAATGATGACCTTGTAGACTCCACGGTGATGGCCCTTATGCGCTTTCGGCAGGGAGGGTTTATTCGGCTGCCTTCCGATGAGCCTGAAGAACAGCGGTTCTTTAAACAGCGTCGGGGCGGGTATTATTAGGGGATTTAGCTATGGCTATTGAAAAAGGACTATATGCAGCACCACAAGGCTTTGAGGACGACCTCGAAGGTGGGCTGGACGGTGTGGAAGAGATGGATGTCTCTGACCTAGAGATCGAAATCGTCGATCCAGAGTCGGTCACACTAGATGACGGTAGCATGGAGATCACCATTATCCCCGGTGACGAGATGGATTTTACCGAGTTTGGTATGAACCTAGCCGAAGTCCTTGATGAGTCACATTTAAATGAGTTATCCGGCGAGCTTGTAGGCCAAGTCGAGACAGATATTGACGGACGTAAAGACTGGGCGGACACATTCGTAAAAGGTTTAGACGTGCTGGGCTTCAAATACGAAGAACGTATGGACCCATGGGAAGGCGCATGTGGGGTTAACTCCACAGTTCTAGCAGAAGCAGCTATCCGGTTCCAAGCGGAAGCTATGACTGAGACGTTTCCCGCCGCAGGCCCAGTGAAAACAAAGATTCTTGGTGAAGAGACCAAGGAAAAAGAAGAAGCCGCAGGTCGTGTCAAGGCTGACATGAACTACGAACTCACTGAGAATATGATTGAGTACCGCCCAGAGCACGAAAGGATGTTGTACAGCCTTGGTTTGGCCGGATCGGCCTTCAAAAAGGTGTATTTTGACCCTAATTTGGGTCGTCAAGCGGCTATTTATATCTCCGCAGAAGACGTGATTGTGCCCTACGGTGCGTCAAATATTGAGTCAGCAGAGCGTGTAACGCACGTAATGCGTAAGACTAAGAACGAGTTGAAGAAGCTACAAGCCGCAGGGTTTTATAGAGATATAGACCTCGGCGAACCAGAGCCATACCACACTGATATTGAAGAGAAAAAAGCCGAAGATGGTGGGTACTCTTTAACAAATGACGAGCGGTACGCTATCTATGAAGTACACGCTGACCTCTTGATTGACGGTATTGATGACGACGATGGGATTGCTCGCCCGTATGTTGTCACCATTGAGCGTGGAAGTGGCGAAGTGCTGGCGATCCGTAGGAACTACGAGGAGGGTGACCAGCTCACTCTGAAGCGTCAGCACTTCGTTCACTATGTATATGTGCCGGGATTCGGGTTCTATGGCCTCGGATTGATCCATATTATCGGTGGATACGCCCGCGCCGGAACTTCCTTGATACGTCAGCTCGTTGATGCTGGTACGCTCTCCAACCTCCCGGGAGGGCTAAAGTCCCGTGGACTACGTATCAAGGGGGACGACGAGCCGATCAACCCGGGCGAGTTTAAGGACGTAGATGTACCGTCAGGGTCTATCCGTGACAACATTATGCCTTTGCCCTACAAGGAGCCTTCACAGACGCTCCTAGCCCTATTGAACCAGATTACTACCGAGGGCCGTCGGTTGGGCGCTATTAGCGATATGGACATCTCTGACATGTCCGCTAACGCTCCTGTGGGCACGACGTTGGCTCTGTTGGAGCGCACGCTCAAACCTATGGCCGCGGTGCAAGCACGTGTGCACTACGCTATGAAGCAGGAGTTTAAGCTCCTAAAGGCTATTATGGCGGAGTATGCCCCCGCAGAGTACGCGTACGTCCCGCACAGAGGCGAAGTGAGCGCCAAGCGGGCAGACTACCTGATGGTCGATGTGATCCCTGTGAGCGACCCTAACAACTCTACGATGGCACAGCGGGTGGTTCAGTATCAAACCGTCCTACAGATGTCAGCGCAGGCTCCACAGATTTATGACCTGCCGCAGCTACATCGTCAGATGATAGAAGTGCTAGGCGTGAAGAACGCAGACAAGCTCGTACCTACGAAGGACGATGCGAAGCCCACAGACCCAATCAGCGAGAACATGGATGCCCTTATCGGCAAACCGATGAAAGCGTTCATCTACCAAGACCACGAAGCGCATATCGCTACGCACACATCGTTCATGCAAGACCCAATG